CCGAGGAGGAGATGCGTAATGTATTCAACTGCGGTATTGGATTCTGTTTAGTTGTACCACCAGGTGCAGTAGAATTGGTCCAGAATTTTATTGCCGATACTCCATTTGGTATGAGGTCTTGGGTCATTGGAGAAGTGGTGTCAGTATAATGACTGTCACATGGTTTGACAAATACTACTAAAACCTGTTATAGTTAAGGGAGTTCAAAGCCTCCCTTTTTTTATGGAATACTCTGAGTATATTGAGATTAAAACCAAAGTGGATGATGCCAAACAAGCACGAGTCCGTATTGGAGTCTCTTGGTTACTTCATATGTTCACTGTTCCACCTGTTGTTTCTGTTGTTTATTCGGTAAAAACAAACAACTGGATTCCTACTCTTGCAGCAACAGGTGTTGCATTGCTTGCAGCACCAATCTCACTGGTTGACTTTGGTCTGACACTTGCAGTTGCACCTCCTGTAACATCTGCGGTTCTTGTTCATACCAAGGCACAAGAAAAACGTCGTAAGTTGGGTATTTTTGGTCCTGAACAGGCAGACAAACTTGTATATGAGGCACTATGATGATCGAAAACCTAGAACCTGAAGATCGAGTACTAGATACTCCATCTGTTTACGAACAAGTTGCTTCTCTTGTCCAAAAGTACGGATGGGAAGTAGGTGACAATATTGTAGTTGAAATGGCAGGGACTCAAGTTTCTGGTATTGATGTGGGCGAAGTCTATAATAAGAAATGGCAATCACCTATTGGGACTCGTAAGTGTAATAAAGAAGCATTTATTGTTATTAAAAATCTTTCACGAGACCCATGGACACCTTCTCAACCTATGGATAGAGAACACAAACCTCAACACCCCTATGAGAAAAAAGACTAAGTTCCCATTCAATCATGTTGTTCTGGAAGATAGGAAAGAAGTATGGATTAAGAGAGGTTATCCTAGTTCTATGGGTGTTCCTGCTGCCATGAAACAATTCTATCCCGGATACACATCTCATTTGGCTAGAAATGAATTTATTGAAGAACTCAAAGTAAATCCAGAGGCACGAAACAAACTAGACATTTGATTATGACATACACAATTTATTCTAAGGATGGTTGTCCTTTCTGTACTAAAGTCCAACAGGTCCTACAACTTACAGAACAGAAACATGTAGTCCTTAAACTTGGTAGAGACTACACAAGAGAGGAGTTTTATTCTAAGTTTGGTAAGGGTTCTACATTTCCTCAAGTTATATTGAATGTTGAGGGCCCTGATGACGGAACTCATCTTGGTGGATGTACAGAAACTGTTAAATACCTGAAGGAAAATAATATTGTTTGATGGACAACCAAGATCTCTATGATATCATTGAGCACACAATCGATTATGCATTTAATGGAAAGTACATGCTCAACATGTATGACTACCTAGTACTTAGTAAGTCATCAAAAAAAGATGTTGAAGAGTTTCTTGAAAGTTCATCAAGAAAAGAGATTGATGAACTGATTAGTGACCTAGATAATTATCTTGAAGGTGGTTCTGATGAGAAACACAAACAATTGAGAGAGGGTTATGGTTATCTGGGTAAACCAGAAGCCAGAAAAATAAGAAACTATTTGAATGGTATTGTTGAGGATGCTGTAAAATATGGAAGAGAAAAAAGACCAGGAAGAAAAAGAAAACCCTCTAAATAAGAGAAATGATGATGAACCTCAAGAAATTAATAGAGGTTTAGAGTTGTTATTGAGAAAAAAACAAAGGAGAGAAAGACGACCAAAGACTTTTGAACTAAGGTTTGGAAAGTTGGTTTCTCTCTTCAATAGAGAAATTAACTTTTACTTTAATGTTCATCTAGACATAAAGAAAGTAAGTTCTCGGAGAGATTAAATGGAAACAGCAATCATTATATTGTCCGTTGCAGTCACAGCACTTTTTCTTTTAGTAGGAACTCTCCTAGGTTGGTTAGTAAAAGATTACCTAGACCAAACAAGAATGCCATTCATTCATCCAGAATTTTTTGATGAGAATGGTAACATCATACCAGACGAAATTTTATCAGTGAGATTTGAAAATGACTTCATCAGCGAAGACGAAGAAAACGACTAACACAAAACTACCACCAAATCCATTTATCTTTGAGATTTTGGACTTGGTAAGTGCGCAAAGATCAAAAGCAAAGAAGATTGCAATTCTTCAAGAGTATTCCACAGAGGCACTCAAAGCAATTCTAATTTGGAACTTTGATGAAACTGTAATTTCTATGCTTCCAGAAGGAGAAGTTCCCTTTGAGAAGAATGATGTTCCTCTAGGGACTGACCATACTTCTCTAAGGAAGGAATGGAAGAACCTTTATCACTTTGTAAAGGGTGGTAATGATTCACTCTCCAAGACCCGTAGAGAGACTATGTTCATTCAGATTCTTGAAGGTCTTCATCCTCAAGAGGCAAACATTCTTATTCTTACTAAAGATAAGGCTCTAGAATCCCAGTATAAGATTAATAAAGGTGTTGTTGAAGTGGCATTCCCTGACATTCAGTGGGGAGGTAGGTCTTAATGGGAAAAGGCGTTAGAGAAATTCAAAAGGATTGTGACCCTACATTAGCACAAGATAAAACTCTTCCAACCAGTGCGTTCCTGGTTGAGTATCTTCAAGATGGTATGACCAAATTTGATATTGTCATCGCACAAAAAGTATCAGAAATATTTGATCAATATTGGGACAACTATCGTAGTGACCTGATGAATATTACTCAAGCAGATGGGAGAGCAAACCCTAAACTTTGGAATCCTTCTAAAAAATGAAAGACGAAGAACTGAGAGAACAAATTAACTCACTTATCCGAGGTGAGATTCAAGAAGTCATCAATGATTATATTGATGACAAAGAGTCTCAAGTCTTCAGTATGGAACAATCTGGATTAGGATTTGTTGAGAAAGAAGATGAGAATGAACTTACAGTCAATGTTTCTAATCAAGAAGTTGAAAGACTCATCAAAGAATATAAAAAGATTAAGAAAGGTCAGAAGTCTAACCTTGGTCAGATAATGAAAATGGATAAAAAAAGTTCTTCTTGACTAAATAGATACAATGGTCTATAATAGACCTATCGTTCATCCAGGAAACTGGACGCAAGTAAGTCGCGGAACGGAGCGTTCATCCCATGCTAGAACTACTATTCTATTCAACACTCACTTGTTCTGAAGCTGACGCAATCATGCTGAGGATGCAAGCCAATGAAAATCTTAGTAGTCAAATTAAGATTGAGTTAGTAGAGACCGTAAAGGAATCTGTACCACAGTGTGATTGGTATTGGGACGCAAACGACTAAAGGAACGGATCTAAACATCCAACTACTTTAGGAGTCAATCATGAATACACTACTCATGATCAAAAAGCAGATCAACAAGGCATCTGCACTTCATGACGCACAAATCTCTCACGCCTCATATCGTGGTGTTGAGTATGATACACGTTGTGTCAAATCCAAAGAGACCCACGGAACATTCTGTTACAGGGGTCGTACTTACACCAAGTGAATTAAACTTACTACACAGAGAGAGTTAAGAACTCTCTCTTTTTTTGTATTTAAATAACAATTTAGTAAAAGTTAGGATTTCCTAACTAAATAATGATAGAATTAAGAGGTATGGATGTCCAACCATATTATGATGTAAACTAATGGAGAAAATCATGCATAACATTATCTCGTATAATCAACTTGCAGGATGGAAACAAAATGTTGACGGTCTTATAGGTAGTCTAGAAAAAACATCTGAGGAGTCTGATATTCTTAATGACTACTATGACTGTCTAATTGAATGTGATGATTCACAACAAGTATGTAAACGAATCTGTAGGAGGATTCTAGCTTAACTTCCAGGACGGGATTGACTCCCGTCCTTTTTTTGTGTATAATTATAATGAATAATCTATATTCATATGACTACTGTTACTGATTGGCGATACAGTGATGACCGACTAGAAACCAGACAGAAAGTATATGAGTTCTTACTGACTAGGTTTGGTTCTCAGATAGATGAGAATGGTGAACCTGTCTATAGTATGAAAAGTATCACTGAATGTTCTCATGACTGGGTTTCTCAAGGTAATGTTGGTACATCTGGAATTATAAAATACTTTGAGGCCTACTATACGAATGGATAAGGAAAGACTGAGGGCAACAATTTGCAAAATGGAATTTCTTTTAGGAACACTAAGGGAAGAATTGTTTTATGATGAACTGGAAAATGTCGTAACAGATGAACCTACATACACAAATGTTCCTGTTGATGATTATGATGAAGTGTTCTATGATACTGACTAATGGTTTACTCTAACCTATCAGAGTTTGAAAGAGCTCTTGCAAGATTTGGTGATAAAGTTTCTATGATAGTAGGACTTGAAATCAGTGGTAAGATGTCACCTGAGTCATCTTATCAAGAAATCAAAAGTATGATGAAAGAATTAAAAAAACTCAGAAAAAATGAAAAAGAAGAATGGGATGAGGAAGAACTAACATGAGTGTAAAAGTTATTAGTGTGACACCTGATGCTGAAAAGCATATGGCATACTGTGCCAGGGTAAGTAATCCAAACAACCAGGAGAATGAAAAGATCTCTGGTCTACTTGGGTATTGTATTAAACACCAACACTGGAGTATTTTTGAACAAGCATACTTGACTCTAGAGATTGAAACCAATCGTGGTATTGCTGCACAGATTCTAAGACACCGTTCTTTCACCTTCCAGGAGTTCTCACAGAGATATGCTGACAGTTCTATGTTAGCAGATGTAATCCCCCTTCCTGACCTTCGTAGGCAGGACACAAAGAACCGTCAGAACTCTATTGATGATATCAATGCTCATATTCGTCAAGAATATGAAATGAAAATTCAGAAACATTTTGAAGAGGGTATGGAACTCTACAAAAGTATGTTAGAATATGGTATCGCAAAAGAGTGTGCTCGTTTTGTATTACCTCTTGCAACTCCTACCAGAATTTATATGACAGGATCAGTGCGGTCGTGGGTGCATTACATAGATCTTCGTTCTGCCAATGGAACACAGAAAGAACATATGGACATTGCAGTTGCATGTAAGGAGGTATTTAAAGAACAGTTCCCTACCATTTCAGAAGCTCTGGATTGGTAATAAATATTTACTTATTGTTATTGAGGAGAATAAATTGGCCACATATCCGGTAAAACATAATGAGACTGGTGAAACCAAAGACGTGAAGATGAGTGTTCATGATTGGGATCAGTGGAAGATTGACAATCCTGATTGGGAGAGGTATTATACACCAGACAATTCTCCTAAACTTGGAGTAGAAATGGGTGACCCACTCAGTAAACTTTATACTAAACATCCAGGATGGAAAGATGTTATTTCTAAAGCGAAACAACAACCAGGATCAACCCTAAAACATTACGACTAATCAAGTATGTCTAGAAAGAGTAAGTCAGGTATTGGAAGTACAAACCCAGTTCCCTTTGGTATGAGCAACAAACAAATGAAGAGGAAGAAACCAATCAATCTTGATTACATCAAGAAGATTGAACCTCTTACAGATAATCAAGAAATATTTTTTGATCTGTACAAGAAGAATCAAAACTTGGTTGCATATGGTTGTGCTGGTACTGGTAAGACCTTTATTACCCTCTACAATGCTCTTCTAGATGTTTTAGATCCAAGAACTCCTTATGAGAAAATCTACATTGTCAGGTCTCTTGTAGCCACCAGAGAGATTGGTTTCCTTCCCGGTGACCATGAGGATAAGTCTTCCTTGTATCAGATACCATACAAGAACATGGTGAAATACATGTTTGAGATGCCTGATGATAATGCATTTGATATGTTGTATACCAACCTCAAATCGCAGGGAACTATTTCATTCTGGTCTACTAGTTTCATTCGTGGAACAACACTGGACAATGCAATCATTATAGTAGATGAATTTCAAAATCTGAACTTCCATGAACTAGACTCTATGATCACCCGTGTTGGTGAAGATTCTAAGGTCATGTTCTGTGGAGACGCAACTCAGACTGACTTGGTGAAGACTGCTGAGAAGAATGGTATCATTGACTTCATGAGAATCTTGAATAATATGCCATCCTTTGATACAATTGAGTTCCAAGCAGAAGACATTTGTAGAAGTGGTCTTGTCAAGGAATACATTGTTGCAAAACTTGAACTAGGTATGTAATGTTTAATCATGTTGAAATAGAAGTCCCACGGTTGTCCCGAAAGACAATCGATGGGGTGAGGTATTATGATACACCCTCGGGTAAGAAATTAGTTTCAATCACCTCTGTCATCAGTCACTATAACCGTGAGATATTTGTTAATTGGAGAAAGAGAGTTGGTAATGAGGAAGCAAACAAAGTAACTAAACAATCCACCAGTCGTGGAACTGATACACATACTTTGATTGAACATTATCTCAAGAATGAGGATCTTCCTACAGTTCAACCTCTTTCTGATATGTTATTCAAGATTGCCAAGGGTGATTTAAACAACATAGATAACATACATGGACTAGAAACTCCTCTATACAGTGAGTATCTGGGTATTGCAGGAACCGTAGATTGTATAGCCGAGTATAATAACGAATTGGCTATCATCGACTTCAAGACATCCAAAAAACCAAAGAAAAGAGAATGGATTGAAGGATATTTTGTACAGTGTGCAGCCTATGCTTGTATGTTGTATGAACTGACTGGTCTTACAGTCAAAAAATTCGTTATTATTATGACCTGTGAAAATGGAGAGTGTGAAGTCTATGAAGAGTATGATAAGGCCAAGTATATCAAACTACTCACAAAATATATTAGAGAGTTTGTTGAATTCCAATTGCATGACACTAATGTCTGAAGAAAATGACATCAACAAACTCCTAGAGAGTAAGTTTTACTGTCCAAGAAAATTTTCAGAGGAGATTGAAAAGATTCACTCCGATGATAGTAGTATGAGTTATATTGATTCCATTGTTTATTTTTGTGAAAAAAATAATATTGATGTTGAGTCTGTCCCCAAACTTATCTCCAAACCTTTGAAGGAAAAGATTAAATGTGAGGCGATTGAATTGAACTTCCTAAAGAGAACCTCCCATGCAAAACTTCCTATATGATTCCAAAATTGAAAGCATTTGACGTTTATAAGTCCTATCTGGGATTAAAAAATCATTTTACTAAAAAGACTTATGATTATCACAAATATTGTGGTAAGTCAAGAGCATCTTTACAATCCTTTTACAAACGTCGTGACAGATTTTTCTTTGAGAAATTGTCTAGACAGAAGGATGATAGTGAGGTTGTAGAATACTTCGTTGCAAACTTTGTCTCCTGTGATGACCCTCAGGCTCTCTGGATTGGTCAGATTATGAAGGAAGGAGAAGAGAATTACTCTGACTGGAAGAGAAAGAATCAATCAATGTCTTATGTCTTCAAGAATGAAGTCAGTGATTTATTTGATATGAAAAAGTTTGATGATGTGTTCTTCATTGATGGAACTAGACATCCTCTTATTGTAAAGGAACACCTCGCAAATAAAGTTTCACTAGAGACACTGATCATTCTGGATAGGATTCTAGGATTCAAAAAGAACTTTGATAAGAAACTGAAAGATCCTGTTTGGGAATTTCTGTCAATGAGGATTGACAAATATAGTCCCTTCATACATACTGATATATTCTCATACAAACGTATTTTAAAACAGGTAATAGGAGTCTAATGAGTAGTTTCTTTGATTCAGAATTAGTTCAAAAGGAGATGGGGAATATTACTAAACTTCAAGAAGAAGTTTATAAAAAGGTCTTTGAATTTCCTACAATGACCAAGCAAGATAAACTTGATCATGTTGAAAAACTAAGTAATCTTTTAGAGAAACAACAGATTCTTTACACACGTTTGAAATTATCTGATGATCCAGAGGCAAAGAAAATGAGAGAAGAGATTATCAATAATGCTAAGGAGTTAGGTTTCTCACAGGATGTGGATATTAGTTACGTCTTCTCAAACATAACCAAGGTTCTTGGTCAAATGAAAACTGCCATCCTTGACAACCCCTGACCAAAGGGTTATGACCTGGAATGTCATTAAACTTATCCAGGGGTACGAGAGACGGTAAGAGACATAGTAGGTAAGTCTGGGGAGACATAACTCTATAAGTCTTACCTTCTCTCTTAACCTTTTGACTTTTTTTGAAAAATAATCTATAATAAATAGTGTGAGTCTCCCCGACTTTGCAACCTATTATAGAGTTATCTTATGAATTATCAGAAAATTTATGCTGTCCACCCTGACGGAAAAGTAATCAGGGAGGATGGAAAAGAGATGAGACAATATGAAAGAGATGGATACAAGTCCGTCTGTCTGAAGTGTACCGATCAAAAGTTTCGTTTCTTCTATATTCACAGATTGGTATGTCATGAATGGGTCTCCAACCCTTCTAACTTACCTATTGTACTTCACTTAGACGACGACCCTTCCAACAACCACTGGACCAACCTCCAATGGGGAACACAGAAGGATAATATTCGAGACATGATGAATAAGGGTCGAAGAGGAAACCCCCGAAGGATTAAACATTATAAACTCGTATCACCCGAAGGAGTGCTGTACGAAATAACCAACATGAGAGAGTTTTGTAAGGACAAAGACCTTGATCCTGGGGCAATGACAAAAATGCATGCTGGAATAAAAGGAAGAGCAACACATAAAGGTTGGACTAAATACCAGGGACAGTTGGGAAACTGACCGTCACATAGACACTACCCTTTTATTCTGTTATAATAAAGGGGTGGGTTTCTCGGACAACCGAGAGACACACACTATACATACACACATTTCTAATACGGAAAATACGAACATGAACTTCAGCAATCTTAAAAAGAACTCCTCTCTGGGGAACCTAACACAAAAACTTATCCAACAAGTCGAAAAGGATAACAAGGGTTCAGGTGGAGGACCAGACGAAAGACTCTGGAAACCTGTAATGGATAAGTCCGGTAATGGTTATGCCGTTATTCGTTTCCTGCCTGCTCCCAATGGAGAAGATCTTCCTTGGGTAAAAACATTCTCCCATGCTTTCCAGGGCCCTGGTGGATGGTACATTGAAAATTCTCTGACCACTATTGGTCAACAGGATCCTATCGGTGAACTAAACCGTGAACTGTGGAACACTGGTAATGAGAGTGATAAAGATACTGTTCGTAAGCAAAAGCGTAAACTGTCTTACTATGCAAACATCTATGTCGTAAAAGATCCTGCCAATCCTCAAAACGAGGGTGGAGTATTCCTTTACAAGTTTGGTAAGAAGATCTTTGACAAGATCATGGATGCAATGCAACCTGAGTATGAGGATGAGACTCCTATCAATCCCTTTGACTTCTGGCAAGGTGCCAACTTCAAACTGAAACTGGCAAAAGTTGCTGGTTATTGGAACTATGATAAGTCTGAGTTCGCTGCAACATCTGCTCTTCTGGATGATGATGATGCCTTGGAAGCAATCTGGAATAAGGAGTATTCTCTCCAAGAACTGGTTGCTCCCGATAAGTTCAAGTCTTATGATGAACTGAAGAAGCGTCTTGATTATGTTCTTGGTAACAAGAAAGCAAAGGCCGTTGAAGCAGAAGAGACTGAGTATGATAGTTATTCTTCTACTGAACAAAGTCGTGTCAGTGAAGAAGATGCTTTGAAGAAACTGGAACAACAAATCATCCAGTCCAACTCTGCACCTCAGACTTCAACTAATGATGATGAGGATGATGCCATGTCATATTTCTCAAAATTGGCTGATATGTGATACCAAAATCGGCAATTAAATCCAAAAAAGGGCCTTTAATTTTTCCCAGGAAAAATTGGGCCCTTTACTTTTTTTTATTGGAACAATCTAATGTTCTCTCCCCTTACCAGTCTCTTATTAACGTATTGACTACTACCTTTTTTGTAAATCATTGACCCCCTAAGGTCATTTTCAATAATATTGACATATTCCTCTTTTAGAAGAAAAATGTTTCTCTTTTCATCGTCTCTTTTTACTTCATAATCATGATTTGTAAATTCTTGAGTAATACCAGTCTTTGTCAATTCAGTTCCTAACTTGGTATCATAATAGGTAATACTGAAGTCTTTATCAACTTCAAGACCTTTTGGAACTACAACAAACCCAGATTGGTCTTTTACTTCAATAGTCTCATAATGATGAATTGCGAAGAGATTTTGTTGTGTGACGTATTTTGTATCTAAGTAGTTTTCAAATGACTTTTGAGATAGTGGCCATTCGTCTTGAAAGTGAATTACATTGTTACAAAGAAGAACTAACCAATCATAGTATTGAGAACCATAATATTTGTATGCAACATTATCTGGTCTATCATCACCAACTATAGAGTATTTTGTAAAATATGATAAATCTGTAAATATGTCTTCACGAAGAACACCTCTCTTGAAGAGGTTTTTGGTTTGAATATATGCAGATATAGTCTTATTATCTCTGAGTCTGTTGACATACTCAAAGTTAGGAACATATCTAAAGTATGGTGTTGCCATTTTTAGTAACCTGTTGGGTGGTTGTCATCCTCATAATCAATATTGTAAATTGGTTCAAGTTCACTGAAATTTAGAGTAAGTGTAGTTTGAACCATAGAACCACCACCAGCATACGTCATATATTTGCCGTCTGGTGTATAATTCACACTAACGCTTCTAAGAGCACAAGGTTTAATTTTATTTAAGTATGGATGAGTTTTGCCGTCGGCGGTATCACTACCATCCCCATTATATATGTACTCTAACTGAAATATTTTTGGTGTTTTGAGGAAGATACTTCCAGTTTTTGTAATAACTGGGGCAGAGTGCATTTTTAATAATCTAATAATTTTTCTAACCTGTTCTGCCTCTTCTTTGAATCTTGGTGCAAAATTAAATTGGAACGCAAATGATCTTAATTGTGGACCACTAAAGAGAAGTTCCATATTTGGGTTGATTGTAATACCACTTTGTCTTGTGACAAAAGATGTGTTTCCAATGACATATCCGGCAAGAAGTGCTGGAATTCCATCTTTCTGATCTTGTCCATCCTTAAGAAATCCTTTGGCAGTTTCAAAACCCCTTCCTAGAACACCCTTTGCTGCACCCAATTTATCTTTAAATTCAGCTTCAGAAACACTCTTCAGTAAATCACCAACACTAGCTGCCAATGCCAACTCAATTGAATTTGCATTACTTTCTCCCCAATTTATACCATTTTGTGTTCCTAAAGCGTTGGTCATTGGAAGAATAATCGTTCCAAGACTTCCTTTTGTTTCTTTGTATCTAGATACTGCAGACTTACCAGTAAACGTACCCTCACTATCTACAACAGACTGTTGGAAGACCTTATTTTCATCATATTTACCACTAGATCCAATAGACTTCCTCCAGTCTTGGATACTTATTTTAATGTAATCATAGGTAATACCAGTAATATCTTCGACAACATCTAAGTTGGCAAGAGGATACTTTAAATTTACACTTTCAATTTTAGGTATCGGTGTTGGTGTAGGTATATCTTTTGAATCCTGTTCTGCTGCGTTTTTATCTGCAGTTATCACCTGACCGACTGCCGTTGAAGGGGATTCGACATTTTCTGGTCCGGTTTCTGTTTGATTACCTAGTTCGACAAATGGTTCTACTTGTAGTTCAGTTACTTCACCGGTAGTTGCACTGATTGTCTGTTTGGTTTTTGGATCAGTAATACCCGGCGTCTTTTGGTCAAAAAATCTTTTATTTGCGGTTGCATAGTCTACAGTACTATCAAAATTTTCAGGATTCTTTAATACACCAGCCCTATCATCATTAAAAACTTTATAACCTTCTAAAAAGAATGCTCTCTCAACTTCAAATTTAGTAAGTCTTGTCTTATTTGCTTTGTTATATTCATTTTTTAATATTGTAGGATTAGTTATTTCCCAATCATTACCGTTACCATCACTTCTTGCAATTTTTTCATCTATACCAAAAAGTCCAGAATTAATTGCAAAGACTTCTATTGCTCCAGTTTCGGTATTTACCTCTTGTTTGGTTTGAATACCGTTCCAGGTTCTATATTGTGTAATTATGGCCATTAACTAGGGTCCATCCAGTTTAGTTATTTATCCTGAATTTTTGATAAGGTATAGACCTCATATCCTGTAATTCATTTGGATATACGACAAGTAGGTCATTATTTGCAACTTCTTCCCAAGTATAGTTTCTAAAATCTCCCCAATGGTAGTTAATACCTTTAAATCCCCACTTATAAACACCAACACATGCAATCAAAGGAAACTCATCATATCTAATTCTTGGTGTTTTTGGTTGATATATGAATGTGTAGTATTTACCAACCTGTGGAACCAAATCTTTGGTTGTCAATATTTGCATTATTTCCAGAAACATATCATCTGGACCACCAGAAGTTCTGATCTTATCGACGAGGTTTTCTACTCTTTGTGTGTCGCTTGCCAGATAATCTTCTTGTTCCATTAGTTTTAATACCCAACTCTATTTCCGTAATGATCTTAAATTCACAACCATTATCTAACGCAAATTCACGAGCCGCATTCCACTTTGCTTCATTGACAGCATAAGTGATACTCTCCATAATAAAAGATTTTGTCTCCCTTTGAGGTTTTGAAGGAGGCACACATTGTTTTGCAGGTTTCACCTCTACTATGTATTTTTTCGTCTTACCATCTTTGGTCTCTACTTCTACCAAACCATCAGGATAATATCTATGAACCCTATTATCCTTTGGTGAAACATAAGGAATACTAAACTCTTCTGATGCCCACTTTGTAACACTCTCTCTTCTATCACACCATCGAAAAAATTCTAATTCCCAACTACTTCTGTAAATTATATTATTGACATCACCCATATACTTTTTAGGGTTTTGGGGATGAAATCTCCCTTGATGAAATTTACTCATCCCTTATACATAGTATATAATAGTCAAGTGTATTTATAGATGGCTGGTGCATTACCTAATGGCATAAGAACGTCAGACCTAAAGAGTAGGATAATGAATCTTGCTCAAACTTCTGTATATCAAATTAAGATGAGTCCTACACCAGAGGTGATAGCACTCATGAACACAAGAGGTTTTAATTTTAATTTAGACTCACCGAATATTGAACTCCTATGTAATTCTGTAAGTCTTCCAGGTACAAGTCTTCAAACGGCAGAAGTAACTAATAATTATGCTGGTGTAACAGAAAAGATGGCAAATCGTCGTTCTTTTGATACCACCATGACGATGACATTTTATGTTGATAGAAACTATAAAGTGATTGATTTCTTTGAAAGTTGGATGGATTGGATTTCTAATCAAACAGACACCAGTGCATATAAGACAGAATATGCATCTTATAGAATGAATTATCCGGTCACATATAGAGGGCAGGTATTTATTAGTAAGTTTGAAAAAGAAGGCTATGGAACTGCAAATAGCTATACTTTAGTTGGTGCATATCCCATATCAATTAACTCCACACCTCTTTCATATTCCGCCAGTCAAATTATGGAATATACTGTGAACTTCACATTCTTGAGATATACTAGAGAAAAACTAAGGTGGAGACAGAGTTCAAATTCATTATTGAACAATGCTAGTGTAGTAACTTCAGAAGTTCTTGCTGCATTTAATAGTACCTCAAATCTTACCAGAACTTTGGGTGATGATGGAAGTACAACACCTGGAACCGCCAACTAAATACTAATAACTGATTTCTTTATTAAGTCATTATGCCTTTACCAAAAATTGCAACTCCAACTTATGAGTTGACTTTACCCTCTACTAAAAAGAAAATTAAATATAGACCATTTCTTGTCAAAGAAGAGAAACTTCTGGTTCTTGCTCTTGAAAGTGATGACACAAAACAAATCACTAATGCAATCAGAGCAGTTCTAAAGAGTTGTATTGAAACCAGAGGTGTTAAAGTAGAAACACTTCCTACATTTGACATTGAATTTCTTTTCTTAAATATTAGAGGTAAGTCTGTTGGTGAAGAAGTTGAAGTAAATATTCTTGCACCAGATGATGGTGTGACTGAAATTCCTATTACTATTCAATTGGATGAAATTGAAGTAAAGGAAGGTGAAGGTCACGACAAAAAAATTAAACTTGATGATAGTTTGATGATGGAAATGAAGTATCCTTCTTTGGATGAGTTTATTAAAAATAATTTTGATATTAAAGGTGAGGTTGATGTTAATAAATCATTTGAATTGATTGCAGGTTGTATTGATAAAATCTTTAGTGAAGAAGAAGTTTGGTCTACTGCAGATTGTTCAAAAAAGGAAGTTATTGACTTTTTGGAACAAATGAATTCTGTTCAATTTAAACAAATTGAAAAGTTCTTTGAGACTATGCCTAAACTTTCATATGAAGTTGAGGTTACTAACCCCAAGACTGAAGTAAAAAGTACTGTCGTCTTGGAGGGCTTATCTAGTTTTTTCGCATAGGTATGATCCACATGGATCTTGAGAACTACTTCAGGTTAAATTTTGCCCTGATGCAGTATCATAAATATTCATTAACGGAGATTGAAAACATGATGCCGTGGGAGAGAGACATTTACGTAGCCCTCTTACAGCAACACTTAGAGGAAGAAGAAGAAAAAGCAAAGGCACAACAAAATGGCTAGAGATCCTCAAAAACTAAGAAAAGCTTATGAATATAAGTTAGGGAAGGATCTTGCATCAAAATTGGATGATAAACAGATACATTTGCTGTCAGAATACTATAATTCTCTGAGTGATAAAGAGACGAGTGATATCGATAGTCAGATTGTTCAGGGAAGAAATAATACTGAACTACATGAAATGGCCATAGGTATGGGCGAAGAAAATGAAAGTAAAAAGACTCCACCAAAACCAAAAGCGAAACCAAAACCAAAGGCAACACCAAAGGCAAAACCAAAAAAGGTTTATGATGAGGATAGATCAGTTGCATATAAGTTACCAGATCATATTCTCAAAGACCTTGACGAAGATCAGATAAAGGACTTATCTGCCGTATATAATATGATGTCGGCCGATGAGAAAAAAGAATTTGGAAAGGGTACGGGCGATTTGATGGATCTTGCCCGTCAGATGTCAGATCCATTACAAGAAAAATATAATACTGGAGGGTTAGATTCCTGGACTGGTAAACCCAAAGAAAATAGTAATGCAAAGCAGGGTCCAATGCCAATGCCCTCTGCTAAGAAACCAAAGAAGGAGAAAGGTGCTCTTGCAGTCATACCTAAACCAGACAAGGTGAAAGAGGAAACACTTGTAGATGAAGATATTGACCCTAGAATATTAAAATTACTTGGTATTGAAGACACCACAGGTCTAGATTACAGTGACTACAAATCTCTTCTTAAAGAGAAGATGGCCGCCGATAGAATGGGTGGTAATAAGGGAGATAGTGGTGATGCAGAACTTCTTACTAATGAATATAAGAGAATAAAGGGTAGTACCGGTAAGTTTAAAGTAAAGAGTCAGAAGATAAAGGCACAATCTTTTGTAGCAAAAACAAAACCAAGTTCTTCTGTTAAAAAAGTAACACCACTATTACCATCAGTAACACCACAAGAAACTGAACAACCTATTCAACCCGAGAGACAGGGGATGGATAAAACTCTTGCATTGATTGCAAGTAAGTTGAATAGTGTTGATAAGAATGTTCAACAAACTACTAGGAATCTTCAGGATAAAGATGCTGCTGAAAATAAACAGAAAAACCAGGATAGACTTACTGCAGAAAATACAGCTGCTCAAAGAAAGGAAGAGAGAATGGAGAGAGCGGCTGTTCTGGGTGGTGTAGTCGCAGGTGTGAAGAAAACTGTTAAACCATTAACTGATATGATGGGTGGTTTATTTGATTTCTTCAAGAGACTTGGATTTGCTATGTTTATTATGGAATTGTTGAAATTCCTTAAGGATCCTGCGAAATATATTAATGGTATTACCAAATGGATAAATCTACAGATTGCCAAATTGGAAATGAAGATAGAAAATTTTGTTATTGATAAAATGGTCAAACCTATGAATGATATGATCAAAGGTTTGAATTCAAAAATTACTGATTTTGTAGATATTATCAATCCACTTCTTGAAAAACTATCCTTATTAGGAATCAGCCCAATTGATACTAATAGTTTACAAGTACCAATAATTGAAGAATCCATTATCAGAGATAAAGTATTCTTAGGAAGACTTCCAGAGGTAGATGATGATTTTATGAAATTTGATAAGGCACCACCTGCACTAGAACTTCCTGCACCAGGTACAACACAACCTGGAGATGGGACTAGGGTACAACCTCAAGAGACTTTGATGGGACAACAACCTTCTCAATCAGGAAATGGTTTAACCCCACAACAAAAAGCCTTTGCTGAGACTGTTAGTTATGCAGAAGGAACATCTGGCAGTGCTGGTTATAACACCTGGTTTGGCGGTCGCACTGATTTGGATCTAAGTAAACTGACGATCAATCAGGTTGTAGAGGAACAGAAGAAACGTATGAGGGAGAAAGATCCATCAGCACAATTTATAAATGATGCAGGTCAACCTGATGCCAGTTATGCTGTTGGTAAATATCAGATGGTAGAACCAGAACTTTATGCTTCAGCTGCTGGTCTTGATCCCGCAGTAGATAAATTTACTCCAGAAAATCAGGATAAACTATTCTTATATGGTTACATAATGAAACAAGCCGGTGTGACAGAGGCAGAAATTAATGCTCCTGAAATGTCGGACCAGACTATTGACAAATTGGCACCAGTGTTTGCATCTTTCCCTAATCTTTTTGGTCCTGATTATAAAGGAAGAGATATTCAAGGAACCAGTTATTATGGTCAGGGGGGTAAATCAAAAGAACAAATAAAGGAAGTATATAAAAAACAACGAGAAAAAATGCCGGCCCAAACTACTGAACCGGCACCCCCACCAACTTCAGCATTACCAATAACTGTACCCCTAGAAGATGTAAATAGAAGGTTGGAAAAAGATCCAGATCAATTCCTTAAAGATTTAGATGCTGGAAAATTGACCCGTCCTAATCCTTATGTGATAAACCCACCAGTTCAAAAAGCTTCTTTGACTACAATTGGAGGTTTGACTGGTGGTGAGGCTCCAGGTGTTGCTCTTGCTGCTGCAGGTGGTATACAAAATCAAGCGTATTTAATCTCTGCAACCAATGTTGCAGATCTAAGTGTTCTTTCTACAAAAGAAACTTTACGTGTGGTGGGGACATAATATATGGCACTTCCAATACTGGCAAAGGGGATTACAAGTGCATTGGTAAAGAAGGGTAAGAGTGCAAAAAAAGATGATAAGGTATCAGCACAAAAACTTCTTCCCAGCTCAACTACTTCTTCGACAAAAAGTAGAGCACAATTTTCTAAGGTTGAACCCAGAAAACTTGCACCCTATAGAAAAAAAGTTGAGACGACTAAGTTTCTTCCCCCCTCAAAAGTTGATGAAAAGTTTAGTATCAGTAAATTTGATGCACTTCTCACGTCTTTAGTTGGTTCCACCGCTAACTTACAGAGAATAACCAAGAAAGATTTAAGTGACGAGAGGAAAAATAATAGAACTAAGGAGAATATAAAGCAGAAATCAAAACGTCAAAGAAATGAAGAAAAAACAGAATCCAAGAAAACTGTAGCAAAAGTTTCAAAACCAATGAAACTTACGATGCCTTCCCTTTTTATGGATATTTTCAAGATAGGTGGTAGACTTATCTTGTCGTTGGGTATCATGGAGTTATTGAAATTCCTTGATCCAGAGAAAAAAGAATCTATTTTTGGATTCTTGATGGAACACCTTGACAAAATTACTATAGGTTTTTTGGGAATTATGGGTGCACTTTTTATTAGTTCATTCCTACCTGTTATTAGTGTAGTAATTAGTTTATTAAGTATACTGGTACCTGTCATTAAAGTTATGGCTGGGTTTATAATTAAAAGTCTTGCATCAATGTTGTTGAATCCACTTGTATGGAAAGCAGTAATTATTGGAATTCTTGGTAAAGCAATATATGATGATATAGTGAACAGAGGCACAGATAAAAATGATGGAATATCTGGAGAAAATGCTCCTTGGAGAAAAGAAGATTTAACTTCTAGAGAACGAGTAATTATTGTTGCAACAATATATGGAAGGGATAGATCAAATTGGCCAGATGATGTTGTTAAAGATCTTGAAGAATTAAATAAGAAATCAGACGCCAGAGATAAAGATAAAAAGAAATCATTTATTTTTGGTGGAGGAAATGTATATACTGATCCTAGTCAATACCAGGATCCTGGTGACCTAACTGATATTCTTCCAAATATTCCAGATAAAGTGGTAGAAAAAGATTTTACTCCTGAAATTGATGCATATTCACTTAGAACTCCTCAACATCAGGGCCCTGTTATGGGCACTCCTCCACCACAAGCTCAACCACAAACACCTATGATGGGTGATACTAGATTGGGTAGTGCATCTGGTGATAGTGGTAGTGCAATGTACAAGGGTCGAGGAAAAAAAGCGGCATTGTCTGTAGGAATAACTCCATTCCTTCAGAGTGATATTGATAAACAAGGTATATCAATTATATCTGGATTTGGAAAAAGATTTGGTAGAGATCATAAAGGATATGATCTACCTGCGGCTGAGGGAACTCCACTTCATGCATACTTACCAGGAGTTGTTGTAAGAAACATGCCAAATGTAAGTGGATATGGAAATCTTGTGGAATGGAAAGATGATGTATATGGTCAGACTCATATGTTTGCACATATGATGGAACCATCCGAACTTAGATCTGGAACTAAGTTTAAAGCAGGAACTGTGTTGGGAAAAGTTGGTAATACTGATGGTGGAACTGGTATATCTGAAGGACCTCATTTACATTGGGAAATTGGTCCTCAAGGTTCTGAAGTAGATCCTGGAGAATGGCTCAAATCACATCCTATCAACATGGCACCAAAAAAACCACCCAATAAAGCACAGGAAGTTAGTTCTACTGCATCTTACGAAGAAACAGGAACACAGGTTGCAATGATTCAAGTACCTTTACCAGTTCCTGTGCCATCTTCTGGTGGTGGCGGTGGTACTTCTTCCGGTGGTTCCCGTGGTTCTGGTGGTTATGATATAGATAGCATAATCTTAGGACAATCTTTTTCTAACGCATAATGGCAAATACTCCATATAAACAA